CCAGTTGTCGAAGCAGTAGGCGCTCGTGCGTATCCAGACGGTGGAACACAAAAAACCTTTATCCGTCCAACGATCACAACACACACAGACGTCGGAGTGCAGTCCACAGAACTTTCAGCCGTAACCGCCCGCACAATGGTTATTGCTGCAAACTCGATTGCAAAAACCACACTTGCAGGACAGGTCACATTGTCAGTGCAGGACATTGACTTTACAAGCCCCGCAGCGATGAACCTCATCCTTAATGACCTTATGGGCGAAGCGATGATCGCGTCGGACAACTTCTGTGCAGACAACCTGCTTACTGCAGCATCCGCATCAGGCGTATGGGACGGCACCGTAACCGACCTACTCAAGTCCGTTTACGACTCAGCAGTAGACATCTCCAATGGTCGCAACTGGTTGCCCACCCACATGTTCGTATCTGTAGACGTATGGGCACAACTTGGACAACTCATCGGTACCGACGGACGTCCAGTGTTCCCACTTATCGGCAACGGCCTCTCCGGCATGAACGCGCTTGGCTCACAAGACGCAGCATCTTGGAACGGCAACCCACTCGGCTTGCAACTTGTCGTAGACAGCAACTTCGCAGCCAAGACCATGATTATCACCCGCGTGGGTCAAGGCCAAGGCGACGCTTTCGAGTACTACGAGCAAATCCGTGGCTTGCAGTCAGTCGAAGTGCCTGCACTGTTGGGACGCACAATGTCCTACCACATGTACAGCAGCACATTCGCCGCTATCCCCGGCATGATTCGCAAGATTACACAGGCTTAATCCCGAAAGGCAGGTGCCGCCATGGCGGTTTATACCGTTATCGCGCATCAGCGTTTAGACGATTACGCAGTCGTACAAACACTTACAGACACCCCTGTCGAGCCCGGCCAGTCAGTCACGCTGGCTGGGCTTGGACATGGACTCAACGGTACGCACACTGTTTTATTCTGTCCACAGAACGCCTACATCGGTACCGATGCTTCCACTGGCGAATGGTTATATAACCCCACCGAGCAACGCGCTAACCAGATTCTTTTCTACGATCAGGGAGACGACTTAGAGTGGTCTACTGCGGTACCTACGGGCACACTGACATGGACGCAAACCTGCACATGGATTACCAACACGCAGATAGCCAAATATCTAGACATTCCGCTTACTAGCACTAACGCCGCAGCACTTTTGGTGCAGTGCGCCGCAGCTGCTAACGCTTTCGCTTATCGTCGCCGTGTCGAAGCGGGCTACCTTGAGGACTCGCTCACTACTTCCCCCGGTGGCGACGTCACACTAGGCACGATCATGATCGGTGCGGCGTACTTCCGTCAGCAAGGCTCATACACGGCGCTGGCATCGTTTGACGGTATGGGCACACCACCCGCTAACGGCATCACGCCTATGGTGTTGCAGCTGCTCGGCATTAACCGCCCACAGGTCGCGTAATGCCTTTGCCCTATAACGACCTCTTTAACGAGGCGATAGACGACCTCTCAACCACGCTCAAGACCATTACAGGGCTTCCAGTGGCGATAGACCCCCGCCAGATAACTACGTCGTGCGTGTTTATTGACGCGCCGTCTTTCGACGCGTGGAACTACAACATAGTTACCCTGGACTTCCCCGTGAAGGTCATCGGCTCGGGCCCGGGCAACCTTGACGCCTTGCGGGACATCCTGCAAATCACTTCTAAAGTGCTCGCCAAAAATGTTGCAGTAAAGTCAGGCCGTCCCACTGTGGTGTCTATTGGTGGTGCGGATTATCCCGCCTACGATCTACTCATCTCAATGCAAGCCGAAACAGCGTAAGGAATGACCGTGTACAAAATCATCAGCCCCCGTATCGGTGTTCCCGGTGACGAGTTCCGACCCATTGGCGGCGTGAACATAAACGCACTTATTGAGGGCGGTTTCATCATTGAGGTTGGCACCGAAAAACCCAAAACAAGAAAACCCAAAGGTGATAACATCACCACAGACAAGGAGTCCGAATAATGGCAACTAGCACCTACCTCTCAAACCCAGTAGTAACAGTGAACACAGTGGATCTCACGAACCAGTGCACAAGCGCCACCGTTACACACCGTTTTGACCAGTTAGAGTCCACCGCGTTTGGTGACACTGATCGCAAGTACGTTAAGGGCCTCGGAAACCATGAGGTGACCTTGTCGCTTTATATGTCTTACGCCGCTACCGAGACCTACGCCACACTCGCAGCCCTCGTCGGCACCACCACCACAGTGCGCGTACAGCCCGCAGCGCCACCCGACTCCGCTACAAACCCCGGGTTTATCCTTACTGGCGCGTTCCTCGCAGAACTTCCAGTTATTAACGCCACCATGGGCGAACTTTCAACCATTGACGTCACTTTTGTTGGTGGCGTCTACTCCGTAGACACAACCGCCTAACTCGGTCAGACTCTGACCCCGACTAAGGAGACAACATGAAACTAACCCTTGCCGTAGACCTCGGAGACGGCCCCGTACAAGTACAAACAAACTTGTTTGTAATCGTGCAGTACGAACGCAAGTACAAGCGCAAAGCATCCGAAATGGCATCGTCCATTGGATACGAAGATTTACTTTTCTTGGCGTATGAATCCTGCAAGGTGCACGGCATCACTGTCCCCGTCGTATTCGATGACTTCATCAAGCGCGCGGTATCTATTGAGGTAGTGGAACAGGAAACAGACGCAAACCCTACCCCCGGGCAACCTACCGATACGCACTAGCAGCTCTGCTACTACGCACAGGCTGGTGGCCCACTGGAGTAGACTTCGACATTAAAGACCTACACACGGTTGATGCGATAGTCAAGGAACAAGCGAAAAATGCCCGTTAGCAATTCACTAGAGGTGGTAGGCGTCAAAGAGGCATTACGCGAGTTAAACGACATTGACAAGAAACTGCGCCGCCAGATCACTAAGGATTATCAGCAGATTGTCAAGCCAGTGGTAGACGCTGGCAAACAATTAGTACCTAGTCGTGCGCCGTTGTCCGGTATGGACAGATCGTGGACACCTGCGGGCTCGTCGCAGTCTGTTCTACCGTTTGGTGGTGGTGGCGTAGCACCCGAGCCTCGACGTGGCAGCGCGCAAGGCCGTTTAGGACGCCGCCGTATGGGCGAGTGGCTTAAATGGAAATACGGCATCCGAGGCTACATTTCAGGCAAGAAACCACGCACTTTTAACGGCTACACAAAAAACCTTTCCACGTTTGGGATTCGCTGGCTTGGGTCGGCCTCTGTTCTTTTTGACACTTCAGGCAAGGCATCCACCCCGCAAGGTCAGCAAATGATTGCCGCCCTTAACTCTAAGTTTGGTCAGCCGTCCCGTGTTATGTGGCGCGCGTATCAGCAAGAAGGCCCAGAGTTACAAGGCGAGATGCGTGACCTTGTGAATAAAATCATGGAGTCTGTGGACAGGAAAACGAGGGTCTAATGGCTATTAACATCCCAATTATTACCGAGTTTAACGGTAAGGGTATTGACCGGGCTCGTAAGGAGTTTGAGCAGTTAGAGGGCGCTGGCGCTAAGGCTGGTTTTGTACTTAAGAAAGCCATGTTGCCTGCTACGGCGGCTATTGGCGCGCTTGGCGCTGCCATGTTTGACGCCACTAAGGGCGCTATGGAAGATGAAGCCGCAGCCAAAGAATTAGCACGATCACTTCGAGCAACCACTAAAGCCACAGATGACATTGTGAAAAGCACTGAGGATTGGATAACGGAACAAGGCAAGTTGCTTGGTTTTACGGACAGTCAGTTAAGACCTGCGATTTCTCGGCTAGCGAGAGCCACGGGCGATGTTGAAAAGGCGCAGAAATTAGCAGCGCAGGCTATGGACATATCCACGGCTACTGGCAAGCCCTTAGAGACCGTTATAGGGGCGTTAGAGAAGGCTTACGGCGGGAACATGACCGCGTTGCAACGCTTAGCGCCCGAGTATCGAGCACTCATCAAAGACGGCGCAGATTTCGAGACCGTCATGGCCGAGTTAGCCAAGACCACTGGCGGTGCAGCTGCGGAAGCGGCGAACACTGCCGAGGGTCGTTTTAAGCGTCTAAAGATTGCTATGGACGAAACTAAGGAGTCAATAGGTGCGTCTTTGATTCCCGTAATCGAGGAAGGCTTGCCTGTTTTAGAGGACTTCGCAAAGTGGGCGCAGGACAACCCTGAAGCGTTTAAAAACATTGCACTTGCTATCGGCGCTATTGCAACCTCAACAGTTGCGCTCAACGTTGCTATGGCGGCTAATCCTTATGTACTTGCTGCCGCAGGCATTGTCGGTCTCGCTCTTGCCTTTGATCGTCTGTATCGAGCTGCAGAAAAAATTAACGGCATTGGCGGTTTAGCGGCGCGTGTTCTCGGTTTTGTCTTTGGTGGCCCTGCTGGCGCTATTTCATCGTTACTCAAAATTAGTGACGCTATTTATGATGCAGTTTTGCCGGGTAAAAGTGCGGCGGGCGGTGCTGGTAGCGGGTTGCGTGGCAACCTTATGCAGGAACTTAAGGGTATTCCCGCTATGGCTAACGGTGGCATTGTTACTGGCCCTACTTTGGCGCTTATTGGTGAGGCTGGCCCAGAGGCGGTAGTGCCGTTAGATCGTATGGGCGGTATGGGCGGCAACAATGTGACTATCCATGTAAACGGTGGCGACCCTCAAAGCGTCGTTAATGCGTTGCGCACATACATGCGTCAAAACGGTTCCGTACCCATTCGAGTGAGCAACATTTTCTAGCCATGGGTTTGCA